TTTTTTCACCGAGGTTTGTTATGATTGACAGGATAGAGGATCGAGTATTAAAGCTGAAATTATTGCCAAGAGCAATGATGATTATGATGTCATTGATGAGTTGGCGTGTAGTTGAATGGTTTATGGCATTGCCTGATCCTAGTCCGGCACAAGCTGGGCTTGTATCTGTAGTTACTGGGGCAATGACCGGAGCCTTTGCAGTGTGGATGAATCACGAAGGAAAGCATCATGTGGCAAGCACTAATCAATCCCATCGCTAGTTTAGCTGGCTCTTGGATGGAGTCAAAGGTAGAGCAGACTAAAGCCAAGGGCGCAGTAGCCAAAGCTAAAGCTGAAGCAGAGGCAGAAGTAATGAAGACCGCAGCCACTCACGAAGCTGGCTGGGAAAAGATCATGGCTCAGGCCAGCGACAATAGCTGGAAGGATGAGGCATGGACTGTCTTGTTTATAATTATTATTGCAATGTGTTTTATTCCAGTGACGCAGCCATTTGTTGAGCGTGGCTTTGATGCATTGTCTCGTACCCCTGACTGGTTTCAGTGGGCAGTGTATGCATCTATCGGTGCATCGTTTGGCTTGCGTGGTTTAAAGGGATTTAAGAAATGAGTTATTATCTGTCACCCAACTTTACCTTAGAAGAGATGGTTAAGAGCCAGACTGCTGAACGCAGGGGGATACCTAATGTTCCAGAGCTGCATCATATAGAAGCAATGGAGGCGTTGTGTGAGAATATCTTACAACCTATCCGTGATGAGTTCGGGCCATTCATAGTGTCTTCTGGCTTTAGAAGTGCAGAGTTGTGTCTTGCTATTGGCAGTACTATTAACAGTCAACATGCCAAGGGAGAGGCAGCAGACTTTGAGGTAGGCGGCATTGATAATGCTGACTTGGCTATGTGGATTAGAGATAACCTACCATTTGATCAGCTAATCCTTGAGTGTTACACTGGTGGCAACAGTGGATGGGTCCATTGTAGCTATTGTAGCTACCAAGATAATCGTGGTGAGCTGCTTACGTTTGATCGTGTGAATGGCTACCGTAAGGGATTGATTCTTTAACGTCAGTAACTCTGAGGCTGCAGACAAGGCACTCTCGCTGCCTTCTCTTTAGAGTATCCTCAATTGTTACCAGTAAACTTCTGCAGCTTGGGCATCTGTCTTTAGATAGAAGTGTTTCCCAGCTACCATCTCCTGTTTCAAACATATTGTCCTCCATATAAAAGAGGCAGACCTGTAGAGTAGATCTGCCTCAGTATGATGAGTAAGAAGAACCACCAACCTCATCACTTATTAGAACGGTACATCATCTCCATCTAGGATCTTGACCAGCGGATCTTCTTTCGGCTGCGCTGCACCATTTGTTTTCTCCGATAGTTCAAAGGACATGTAGGCAGATCCGTCCTTTGTTCTACGCCATGCGGCTATGCGTAAGTTATCTTGGTAAGGGCCAGTGTAGTCTGGCTTGTTCTGGTTGTCGCCCTTATCGTTCTCGAATAATGCACCAACCTTTTGGTATAGGTCAATACGCGGCGTGCCATCTTTTGATGTGGTCTTGACAAGAACCAGATCTTCATTGGTTCCGTTGTTATCTACCTTGCCTTGCAGAATCATAGCCATTTCTGGGAAGGGTTTAAAGGCTGCGCCTTTGTTAGTATTATCGTAATCGCTCATAGAAGCCTCCTGAGTGGGGTTAAATTATTTGGGTAGGTGAGTAGCTATGAGGGGCTTACCACCCCTCACCGCCTTTTTTAGAGCTGTCTGCGGCATATTTATTACCGTCCATCTCTCCGAGGAATACATCTGCGTTGAATCCTAGGTGTGACAGAGCCTTGGTAAGACCGTCAGTGATTGCCATCTTGGGTGCATCTTCTGCCATGCGACCCTTGGCTGCATCGAAGAACTTGCGGCAACCTGAGAAGGGGCCGAAGCAATACTCATCAGAACCAATCCAGATGGTGACATCGGCAACGACTGCGGTGTCTCCATTAGATACATCGATGAAGCGTGTGTTGTTCTTCCATCCCCAGCCTTGACCGACTGGGCCGAACTGTTCTGTGGCGCAGCGTACCTGATACTGAGGATCGATAGCAGTGAATGAACGTGATCCGAATGATACCTTCTTGAGATACTTTGGATCTGATTTAGATACTGTATTCCATAGCTTTAGATTGTCAGACATTCTGGTTCTCCTTAACTGTGACGCGAAGTGAGCCGCGCTTGTCGCGCTTGATAGAGAGAAGGTCACAGTATACTTCCCTCTCATCATCACCTACCATTGCCTTGAGATCAGACTTGGCAAGTTCAAATAACTTTGCATTGCTTTCATGCTGTATGTAGTCATGGCAGCGTGAGATAAACTCGTTGTCAGATGATGCGTCCCTGCGTACGAGACCATCGACCTTGATCTTGTCAATGCTTACTGGCTCCGCAAGGTTGTCACCAAAAGGGCGTACGTTATTCTGTACGCATTGCCAAAACTCTTTGACCATGACTTGCATCTTCTTGATGTAGTCCCAGTCCTTTTGGACATAAACACATTCCCATCTGCGATTGCCAAAGATTACAGATAGATAGCAGCCATCATGCACTGATACCCATAGATAGAATTGTATCTGAGGCATGTACATCTTGAGGCAACCTTCCATTGTGTTGCGCTCATAGGTATGCTTGCACTCGACAACGGCTGTGCCATCGTTGGTTACACCATCAACAGTAGCCTTGAGTGGTACGCTTTCGTATTGCATACGATACTCTTGCTGATGATTGCCTGTGGTTGCGTTGAAGTTCTTCTCAAACCATTTGATGTTGAAGTCTTCAGTGTGTGTGCCTAGCTGCACAGCTAGATTGTCAGATAGATCTTCTGGCTCGACAAGCCCAAGCTTCTCTTCCCATAGATCTACCCATTGACCATCCATAATGCGGCGCATATCTGAGCCGCCGATAAATCCCTTGCGTTCCATTTGGTTCTCCTTTGTTTTGTTATACTGCAACTACGCAGTATGGTCAAGGGTTAATAGTTGTTTTTCAAATGCTTCTAGTAGTTTGTACCTAGTCTTGAGTTTGTATTCGATGTGCTTATGAAACTCTGCATAGGCGGGCCAGAAGGTTGTGGTCTTGGCAACATTGTCAATAGCCCTGATAACTATGTCGGCAGGGAATGACACAAGCTGAGATGTGATTGCTTTTATCCTGATCTTATGATCGGAAGACGACTCACCTGTTGGCTTCACCACCAGCGCAGCCAACACGGTGAGGCGTTGCGCGATCTCTTCTGCCGGCAGTGGAGTGAGTGATTGCTTGATCTTCTTGATAGCTTGGATGCACTTGTCTTTGTCTTCACAACAGATCTTATACCCCTGCAGTTGTATGTCTACAGTGTCATCCTTGAGGTAGCGTGTGCGCTGGATAGGCTCGACTCTAAAGCCCGTCAATAATTCCAGCGAAGTAATCAGCCTTTTGTCTACCGCCAGAGGATCGGCTGCCGATACCAGTAGTGCTATTGCTTGCTCTTGCTCGGCTATACTTAACTGAATTTCTACACCAGTTCCTGTAGGCTTTGTCGATGCTGGCAAAGACATTGCCTTTGGACTGATGGTAATCGCGGAAGCTAGGGGTTTCATACTCATGGTCAAGGTTCTCCTTCAGTGATTCATTTATAGACTCAATCAATTCATCAGATGGTTTCCAATCTTCTGGCACTCCCCCTCTTTTCTTAGTTGATAGTTTCTTTGATAGGTTAGGGTCTCTGTGTGAGACTACCTCGTCTCTGTGTGAGACAGTCTCTCTGAGAGACAGCAGGGTATAGAGTGTAGACTTTTGTGAGTTGCCTTTGTCTCTATGAATGATGCCTGATTGTTCAAGATCATTTAGTTTTCTAGCTACAGTTGCTTTGCTCATACTGGTGCGCTGCACTAGCCTGTCTATGCTAGGCCAGCACTGTAGTCTATCTTCATCTGCATGATCTGCAAGCACGACAAGCAGCCACTTGGCTAGTGGATCTGGGATGTCTGCTTGTATAGCTTTTGCCATTGCAACAAATGCCATGTGGTTCTCCTTATTTTTTGATGAGTGGTGCTATCCTTTCTTCAAAGAAATCACCATCGAATATGACTAGGGTTTTTGGAGTGCCGTGTCTCCGCTTGTATAGGGCTGCGTCACGGCCCTCCATTATTGAGAAGGGATTGGGGAAGTTTGACTTGTCACGATACTTGACTTCAACTACCAGTCGTTCTCCCCCGAACTCCCAGATGATGTCGCCGCGATACTCGCCTCCCAAGCTGCCCGAGAGGGGCTGGCGTTTCGCTTGGAAGCCGAGCTTCTTGAGCCAGTCAACGAACCACTTCTCGTGGTAGTTTCCTTTGTTGCGATTTTTGTTTGCCATGTTTCCCTCTCATAGCAATCGACACAGATTATATAATGCGCCACTGGTTCTATAGATGCAAGCACTGCAACAAAGTATGGTGTACTAACTGCACATGCTTCGCATGTTTGTGGTCTGCCAGCCCTATCGTTTAGAATTTTTCTTCGTGATCTTGATCTGACAGCCAAGTGCATCCAGCCAGCACGAAAAGAGAAACCCGCTTGGCACTCTCTTGTACTGTTCCCATTTGTGAATTAAAGATTTAGCACAGCCAATCCGATGAGCCAGTTCTTCTTGAGTCATCTTCTGGCTGGTGCGTTCTTGTACAAGCTGATAGATTATCATCTCGTATGTATCAGGAACAGGCGTTTCTTTCTTGAAGTGCTGAAAGTTTTTCAATAGCCTTTTCCACTTTGCAAGCTGTGCTGTGTCTCAAATTTCTACCCATCTTTGCGCGATAAAAAGTTGAGTCGGGAACACCAGCATATACAAAGGCTTTCTTTAGATCCACCTTTGCAGATGCTGATTGTTCTCTCAATGTATCCATGTAACTAAGCATGGTCACATAATCTGCACAGATGCAGTGGTTGTCAACAGGTTAATTTTCTGTTGAGTGTAGGCCAAGAGTGCTAAGACCAATAATATCAGTTGGCTTTGAATAGTAAACGCCAACGTCATCATCAATAACATCATCTGCAAATGCGTCTGCTGGCATTGATTCACTAGCTTTGCGGCACTGTTCTTTCATGCGTTCACGTTGTTGTCTGTCATAGCTTTCAATAGCTGCAGAGGTTGCGTGTCGAATGTATTCATACCTCTTGCCATTTGCATACTTGACACTTCTAATCCCTTGCATCGATAAACTCCTTGCCTTTATCTGTTATCTTCCAGACGACTTCGTTTCTATTGCGTGAGTTTTTAACACGCTCGCCTGAGTCTTCAACCATTCCAATGCGTACCAGCTCAGTGATCCTTGGCTTCACAGAATAAAGCCATTCGCCTGTGTTGTTTGATACTTGCTCACCAGTAAAGCCAAACCTGTAGGCTTTGTAAAGCTCTTGTAGTACAGCAAGCCGAAGCCCAGTGACGCGAGGCGCAATAGACTCAGCAGCTGCTACCTCTGTGTCTACTGCGTTCTTGTGGTGCATTGTGTTTACTTGCACATCAAATAGATCTTGCATTTTGGTTCTCCTTTAATTCACTCGTTGCCATCTGTGATCTT